GCCTTCTTTCTGGGCGTTATTATAATCTGTTGTAGCTGCGGCCAATGCTTTTACATTACCATCTTTATACGCCTGGTTAGATTTATTAACGGCGTCTAATTCTTTTTGCTGTAAGTCTGCAATACGTTGCACCCCTTTATCAAACTCGGCGTTCTTATACATGGAATCCATTTCGTTGCCATATTGGAGCATACCACTTCTCGCAGAATTTGTTGAAATAGAACCCATCAGCATAGTATTTTTGTCCTGCATTTGCTTTATCAAAACATTGAAACTATCTGTAATACTCTTTGCAGCGGCCACGGCGACCGGGTCGGTGTTAACATCGTAATTAGCCAGAGATGCCATTTGTTGTTGATAGGTTGAAATATCTCCGGTAGCCGCATTGATGTTTGCAATCATCCCGGAAACAAGTCCAGGGTCAACTCCAGCAGGGATTGTATAAATATTTCCTCGATTGTCAGAGACGGTGTAAGAAGAACCGGTAGAACTATCGCCCGTCCCGCTCCCAGAACCTCCTGTTCCCGCACCAGAACCGCTTCCGGTGCCTGTTGACGGTATATAGTTTCCATTCGCATCATATTGAGGAATGTTCTGCCCTGTTTCTTGAGCTATTTGTGCAGGCGTTTTACCATTGTTGCCACCATTATTCCCCCCACTTATTAGACTCCCGTTGGCATCTAATATCTGACCACTTGGCAATGTTGTTGTTCCGTCAGCGTTCTTGGTCCCAAGACTGTTTTTTATTCCATTATTAGCAGTGTTCATAGTCGACACATTGCTATTGTAATTATTCTGCGACTGATTGCTGGTAACTATGCCAACAGAAGAAGTGGGTTCGGTCGACGCCTTATAATTCGGATTTAAATATGTGGTATTATAGGCGTTCCCATTAGCATCAGTCCTTGTGGGATTGCTTAAATATTGGGTTGTAGTGTCGACTGGCGCTGTTGGCGCTGGGGTGACCGATGTATCTGTTGCCATAATTATTTAATTTATTTTAATTTAAACCTTGATTTAATTTATTACCAAATGTTAGTTATTAAGAGGGTTGTTGTTGACAATGCTATCCCAACTTTTCTGCTATTCGTTCCAGCACTCGCTCCTATCGTTCCTGGTGTGTCTGCAAGATAATATTGTTCTCCTACAATTAATCCTGATAATCCTGTTGCAATGCCATTTGTAATTACTGCTCCTTGAACTCCTTTTGTAATTGAACTTGGAGCAAAACCTATAAATGATTTACTTTTGAATTTCGTAAAAGTATATGTTAGGTATGATGGGTCATTTGCAGAAGAAGCTATATCTATTCCGTTCATTGTAGGTGATGTTGCTGGTGCTAATGATATTTGATTTGTACATTGATTAGATGTACCACCACCACCTGTTGAATTTGCAGATGCTGTATTTGTTACTGGTGAATAAAATAATATTCCACCATCTCCAATTCCTAATGCCTGACTACTTGCATCTGCAATAAAGAAATTATTTGGAGCTCCTGTAACTGTCGTCATATGAGGACCACTAAAAGAAGCAGCACAGGCACTAACTACTAATGCTCCATTTGCAATAGTATTTATGGTTCCAGTTTTTGTATGAACTTCTGGTTGTCCTGCTTGTGAAACATTATAGTAAGACCAAATTCCTATAGTTAGAACTCCCGCAGAAGTAATTACTAAATTATTTGCTCCTGTTGCAGGATTAATAAGAGAATAAGTGTATAAATGATTACCATTTAAGTTATCTTCAACTTGTGTCATTCCTGCTCCATTATACGTAACACCTGTTACTGTATTTGTGCTAAAAATAAATACAAGTAATATTCTATTACCATTGTTTCCTACCGTAAAACTTACTGTAGGATTTGCACCACCAGGGGAAGAAGCAACATTATGATTATCAAAAGTAATCCCTCCATCACTCTGATAATAAGAAGCTATTACTGCTTGTCCTGCTGTAATATTTTGTAAAGCATAATAAGAAGAAAGAGAGATTGTTGTTTGAGCTGCTGGTAGAAATCCAGTATCAATCAATCCACTCCCATTTGCCCTCACAAGTTTACCAGCAGAAGATGTTGCAGAAGTGTCTGCTTCATCCTCGAATTTGTTTGATGTTGATGGTGCGGTGCCTGATTTTCCGACTAACGCATCATTCTCTCCTTGAGTTGGAATCCTTGGGTCGCTGTTTGAGGCGGCGATTGGGGTTGTGCGATTGACTACGTGGGTGCCTGCGTCTCCTGCTCCGGCCACGATAGCTGCACCACCTTTTGTTAAAGATAGTTCAAAAGCTCCTGCAACCAGTCCTGTAGAAATAACATAATATGTTTGATTTTTTGAAAAGTTAGCAGGAAGGGTATCTCCACTGTTGTTTATAAATTGCACCTCATCGTTTAATGTTAATCCGTGAGTAGCTAATGTAACTAACGGGCTTCCATTTGAAAAAGTTGGGTTTCCCGTCAGAGAATAAGATGTCGCATAAGACAATCTTGAACCTCCAATAACGGTCGTCGAGGCGTCTGGCACGGCTTGCGTCACAACTCCGTCAACATAATCTTTGTTGGGTACGTCTGTGCCTGCAGAGGGAGTCGGGACGGTTGGTGACTGGGAAAATGTGTTTTTCCCACTAAACGTCTGGTCGTTTTCCAATGCTGCCACTCTTGCTACATCCTGTGGATTCCAGCTGAAAACAATTGTGGCTCCAGCTCCGTGTTGTTTACCTGTCCCTGGTGTTGCTAAAGGAGATGAGGCTAAATCTCTTGTTAGACCGGTAATCGTCATTGTGTTGTCGCCGTTGTCTACAACCCCTGAAAAACCGATAATTTCTTCATATCCAGACACCTTTGGGTCAACCGTAACTTGAGGGGTTGCGCCCAATTCATTCATAGTTAAAACATTACCATCTAAATCTTTAATAGTTGGACTTATTATCATTGACGTACCAGATGCCGCCAACCCACTATATAAATATACGGCCGGAATTTGTGATTTTTTGAACATGTTATTTTTTATTTAAAAATTCTATTAATTGCTCTTTTGTATTATTTTGTTTTCCATATTGTTTATGAAAATCTTTGTGCGTATTTCTAGACAAAGTAATTCCATTTTCTATACTTGTTCTTAATTCAATAACTTGTGAAAAATTATTTATGTGGTGAACCTGAAGTGGGTTTTTTCTACTTCCTTTCTCTCCAGTTTTTTGATCAGTGAAGTGGTCTCTTTCCATACATATCCTGCGCCATAAATTCATTTCAATGGAATTTCTTATTTTTGTATTTATTGGCGTGATACTGCCCTTCCAATTATGATTTTTTTCTCCTTTCTGTTTTTCTCCAATCTTTCTATTTGTTTCTAAAGAATGATGTTTTCCTAAATTTCTTTTATGTCCCATTTGGGATAAACTCATTTTTCTTTTTTGTTCTTCTGTACGCGTTTTTCCAATATGGGAAATTCTTTTTCTTTCAAGAGTTTCAATCGAATCTTTCCTTCCTAATGACCTATGATTTCCCATCAAGGAAATGCTTATATTTTTCTTATGTTCTTTAGACAAGGTTTTACCAGTATGAGCTATACTCAATTTCTTTTTTGAATCTTCGGTGTGATTTCTTCCGTTCCAAATTGTATGACCTTTTGAAAAACCTCTTTGTCCTTTTGGCATATATTTATTATACTATTTTCTTGACATTTTACAAAATCTATTTTTTATATGATACTGGGCTTGTTTGCGAGTCTTCTTGGTTTGAACCGTGGGCCACTATACAAAATTTGCCATCTTTGGCACTCATTGTATATTCTACAAAGTTTTCTAAAAAGTCTATCATAGACATTGTGTCGTCTTGATAAAATCTAATTAATCCGTCCAAAGACACGTTTGTGACATTTGGCAATCCGTCTAAACTTCCCATCGATTCTGTCCCCATAGGGCTTCCAGCATTTACAATAGTGCTCTGGTCAGCAACTATCGTCATAGTTTTTTTACCGGCGCTTCCATTGTATCCGTAATATTTGTTCATAGTAAGCTCCGCGCCAGGAGAAATGTACCCATCGCTCCAATATCCTGTTTCTTGTTTTAATCTTGATCTTACTCCGCCATTATTATATGCAAACCTAGCAGTCTGAGTAAAAAATACTCCATTGTCAGTTGTTCCAGTGTATAAACGATATGTTTCGTTTGTTACTGAAGAATGACCATAAAGCCAGTCTCCAATTACTGCGAATCTTCCAATAGGCATTGTCCAAGGCGGTTGCCACAAATTCCTCATCAAGTCATAAATAAGCACTATGCCGGCGGTTGGGACTGATATATAAATAGCTCTCTTCCAATACTTTACATGGCATCCTGTAAAGTCGTATCTGTCAAAGGTATTTTTAATCAAGTCAGACAATGGTATGGCGTTCTTGTCCATGTTCTGTACGTTGGCTAAAGTGTCTAAAGCAGGCTCTCTTGAAATATATACTGTGGCGTTTTTAACAGAAGCAATGGCGCCTTTAGAAATTAATCCTGAACCATTGGCTGTTTTGAACTTAATCATACGTACAAGCTCGCTTGTGTTATCCTGAGAAAGCTGATAAGACAATTGGAAGAATTCGTTTTTACCTCCGCCGAAAAGAACAGAAGAGGTTGTTTGAGCAATGTTGTCTAAGGGTACAATACACGTTGCGTAGTCGTCCATAGTAACTTTTGCAGGGTCGCCTGGGGCTCTTGGAGACGTTAATGTAAAATTTGTATAGTCAGATGTTGAAGAAATATAAACCTCTCTACTTTTTGTAGAAGCAAGGATTAATTGGTTTAATTGAACGGCGATTAAATCTGCCTTAAAGTATGCAGGAATATCTCCAGGATTAGCAGTAATGATTACTGATTGCCAAACAGGGTCGCCAATAGTAATGGAGGCGTAAGGAGTAAAAGTAAGCCCTGTCAATGTGTCAGTTGCCTCTCCGCCCGTGTAAGAGTATTCTACTCCAGCATAAATAAGCTTTCTGGTGCCTGTTGTTAAAAATCTTGAAGACGCCCATGTTGGCTCTCCGTTATGTAGGGTGATAGTCGCACCAACCGCCTCGCTGGTCAAAACATCAGACATTATTAAAGTAATTGTTCCAGCAGTCACAGAGGCTATCGTAAAATTTCTACTGTTGGCCGTGCTTCCTGTAACATATAAAGTGTCTCCTTGGGCAAATCCAGCAGTCACAAATCCGTTTGCAGAATCAGTTATTGTAGCGGCCACCGAGCCTGGGGTGCCGGCCACAAAGGCTATTGTAGTTTTAGCTGTTAAGACACCCTGTTTTGTAATTGTTGTAGCTGTAGCAGAGGCGATTTTGGCAACAGCTCCTGACCATTTGTAGGTATTTGTATCTCCAATAACATATTTTAATACATCTATTTTTTCTGTATTATCCCATATCTTTGCAAAAGAAAAGTCGTTGGTGGCGTATCCAGATTTTAAAAGATTCCAAGTGGCGTTCCAATAGAATTCTAATTTGCCATCATGGACACGCAGGGCGAACTCTTTTCCTGTTGATGTGGCCCATTCCCAGCTTGATTTTATACCACTGCCACCATTTTCTGCGGCGCCGAATAGGGTGTAGCCTGGCCTTGAGATGACCCTAGAGGCATAATCTAGCATTACATTGGCCGATCCAGGAACCAAAAATCTTGGATCAAGATTAGTGATGTCCGGTTTGTCGACATAGCCACGGAATTGACTTATGGTTTTAAAATTATTCTCATCCATGTCAGCAGTCAAAATTATATGTAGAAGTTATTGTTGGTATGGCGCTACTTGGGAATTTGTGTCCATAATTAGAATAAAGTCCTTCCCACTTTGGATCACGAATATAACGACTTTGTGAATCACCATTCAAGACTTTATTCCAATCAGCTAACTCTTCTGCTCGTAAATTGCCAGTTCTAAGTTGCATAGTAAGTTGGCACATCATTTCCGCCAAAAAAATCTCATAGGACAATGGCCCACAATTTATAAGGTCGGTGTCGAGAGTCGGCGTGTTTATCCAAGCACCCCCCGCCGTCCTGAAAAAATTCTCGCTGTAGTATTCTAGCTCATAAAGCTCCCCCAAAGAATCCGTCCAATTGTCTATCAGGCATCCATTAATGACTGCCCCGGCTGTGTATGAGATTCCAAATCTTCTATATGTATTTTTAGTATCATCAGGGCTTCCTGTCTTTATCGCAGTATTCCAATCAAACCTTATAAAGTTCCAACCATCTGTAAACGCCGTCCCATCAGCCTTAGTCGTGGCTGATGCGCGTACGTAATTAGAAGCGTCAGATCCACGACTAAGATTAAAGCTAGTAAATCGTGCCGAGTATCCTACAGGGATATAAAAATATAAGAATGAAGAATCTTCATATCTATATGAAGACATATCTGTAACGGGCTCAGCCGGATTCTCTAAGTAAGCCGCGCCCGTTACCCCAGACAAATTAAAGCCAAGTGAGGCCTGACCTTCTACAAAGTTTAATACCTCTTGATAAGCTCCGGAAGCGTCTCCGTTAGCAGTCCAGCTTCCTACTGCATCAAACGTATCCATGGTCAAAACGCCTCCGCTTATTAGGCGTTGGGCTCTTAAAGACCTAGTCATATTGTTCCACTTAACCGAGAAAGAATTCTGATCAATCCTTGTCAAAAACTGTCTAGGAGTTGTTTCTGAATATATAGACCTGCCTGGTTGTTTTATTCTATTGGCTTGCGGCCTAATATCAATTGCACGTTTAAAATCGGTGACCAAAGAATAGTCATTTACATTATCAAAAAATGGTGAAGCTAACGTTTGAATACGTATTGTTTCTTGAGTATCAATACGCCCCAACATTCTGTTGGCGGCGGAGGCTGCAGTTCCATAAAAGTCATTAATCTGCCTTATGGAAGTTCCTCTTAGTTTACCTGCTATATCGCTCTTGAGCTGACTTAAATTTACAATCATTTTATTGAAATTAAAATTACATTAACTATACTTATTATCCTACGATTAAAAGGTATTGTAAAGGGCTGTTTTTTATGCTAAATAAGGCTGTGGATAACTTTTTATTTGACAAGGTCATACGACATCGAGTATACTCTAAATATATGAAATACATAAATTTGCTTTGTGAAAAATGCAAGATCAAACTGCGCAAAGCCGAGGCAAAATATAGAAAAGAATATCGGCGCAAACTGAATATAAAGGTCGTCGCGCCGGAAACTTCTGGATCCGTTAAAATTAAGATAATCAAATGACCCTCCAAATAATCATCACCAAAGTAATAAAAGACGTAGTAGTCAAAGAAGAAAAGACAGTCTTCATTCCAGACTACTTACCCAAAGAAGACATCAAACTCTTAGGAGCAAATGTATTAGAAGAATTATTAACTAAGTTAGAGGAGAAATAAATAATATGGAAAATGAAAAATACTTTGTAATTTTATCAAGCGGAGCTTACAGTGACTATTCTCCAAATTATTATATGGGGGAAGTAGAAATCACAGACAAAGAGTTTGATAGAAAAGGAATTGAAGTCGGCGATAAACTTATTGAAGAATATTTACTATTACCAGAAAGACCAAGCACAAGTAAATGGAGCTGGGAAGAAAATAAAACTGAACGATACGATGAAAAAGGAGAAGTAATCTACCCACCAGGAGATGCAGAATTTGAAAAGATTATGGAAAAATGGCTTTTAGAAGAAAAAGGATACGAAAAGTTACCTGAAGATATACCAGAAATAAATTGTGCTTACTCGGACATTCCTAATAGCAAAAACTGGAAAAGACGGTAGCCCTCTTAAAAACCAATTAAAATAAACTTATGGACAAAGAAAAAGCATTTATTAAAAAGACACTAACCTTCTGGGTAGAAACTTCTCTTGGAGATAAATTTCTTGCAAAAGACGAGTGTGATTTCAAAGAGTTAAAAGACGGGAGTGGTTTCGTAGTTGAAGAAAAACTAACTTAAAACAAATAAGATGAATAAAGAAGAAAACGATAGAAAATATAAGGAAGCACACTGTTGTACAAAATGCGGAGCTAATTGTTTTAATGCTGGTAGGTGGGGTAAAGAAAAGTTATGTGAAGAATGTTTTGATAAGCAAAAGCCTCTTCCCCCTCCAATTAAATAGTTTAAAATAATATGTCATATTTTTTAGAACCAAGAGAAGATAGAAAAAAAGAATACAAAAAGTTATTAAAAGTAGTTTTGATAGAAAGACTATTAGACGAGGAAGAAGATGCTCAAGATTTACGAGAAGAAATGGCGGGAGCAAGTTTATAGTTTAAAATAAAGGTTGATTTCTGGGGGATAACTTGTAGAATAACACTTGATAAATAAGACCAAAGCAGACGTGCTTAATCTGAAAATAAAAGTTAGTAGCTATAAGAATGCATAGGTATATTACCTTGTTCCCCAAAAGTCAATCTTTAAACAATATTAATTAAATAAAATGAGTATGACAAAAAAAGAACTTATAAAACAAGAATTGCAATCAGTGATAAGCGTTCCGTATGCTATGAATTACACTCAACAATTTGGAATGGCTCCAGAAAAGACATTACAGTTTCAAACTATTGCAATAGTAGATTTAGACAAGCTTGCTGAATTTTTATCAAAGTACATAGAAATAAAAGCAGAGGATTTAATCAATTAGCCTAAAATCATTAAAGTAAGTGGAGGAGGGGTGGGTTTTAAATAGTCCAGCTTAAATAAATTATTATGAGAAATAAAATAATAGAAGAGTTTGAGAATATGTGGACTGAAATATCTTCTAAAGTAATATTAGATATCAGAGATGAAGAATTAAAGTTTATCCTTAAGAAGTGTGCCGAAGAACGAGAAGCTGGGTATAAAGAGGGATATGGAAAAGGCGTAAAAGACGGGAAGGAATATCAATATATGACCGACAGAATTGAAAACAGTA